GCGACGCGCGACGGGCGTCGCGCGGCGGTCATCGAGGCGTCAGGCGCCGCGGCGGCGTGGCGCGACATCGACGCCATCGTGGCGCTCTGGGATGACCCCGGCGCTGATCACGCGTATCTCGAGCGCGTCTACTGCAACCGGCTCGTCAAGGGTGCGACGCAGGCCTTCAACGTCGAGGCCTTCAAGGAGCTGAAGTCGGCACATGCGGTGGCGGCGGGCGCGCAGATCGTCATTGGCTTCGATGGCGCGCAATTCCACGACTCGACTGGGCTCGTCTGCACCGAGATCGCCACCGGGCATCAGTGGGTCGGCGGCGTCTGGGAGCGGCCGACGTCCTGGCCGCGCGACAAGGAATGGAAAGTGCCGGCCGACGAGGTCGACGCCCGCGTGCGCGAGATTTTCGAGACGTACGACGTCTGGCGCATGTACGCGGATCCGCCCTACTGGCAGTCGTGGGTGTCGAAGTGGGTCGGGGAGTTCGGCGAGGACCGCGTCATCGAGTGGTGGACGAACCGTCGGCGCCAGATGGCGGCCGCGCTCGAGAACTTCAGCACCGGCATCGCCGAGGGCGCGTTCTCCCATGACGGCGACGCGCGGTATCTCCGCCACATCGGCAACAGCCGGCGCGCCGATCTGCCGCAGCTCGACGATCAGGGCCGGCCGCTCTGGTTGATTCAGAAGGACCGCCCCGATTCCCCGCACAAGATCGACCTGGCGATGGCGGGCGTGCTCAGCTATGAAGCGCGGACCGACGCCCTCGCTGCGGGTCTGCTGACGACGGGTGAATCCGCGAGCGTGGAGGTGTGGGCGTGAGACTTGGCGCAATCCTCGCGAAGGTGTCGGTGAGTGATCTGCTGGCGCTCGCGGCGGCCGCGTGTGCCCTGTATGGACTGACGCTGCTGCATCCGGCGGCGCCGTGGATCGGCGCGGCCCTCGCGCTCGGGTTCGTCAGTATCGAGCTCGAGAAGCGGGACGCGAGGGGCCGGGAGTCGTAGACGATGGGATTCATGGCCAAACTGATCGAGCGGCGATTCGGGGAAGGCCCGTCGTCGACGTTGGCGGAGCCGCACCGGTCGCTGCTCGAGGCGCTCGGGCTGCAGCCCTCGACGTCAGGGGTCAACGTCACCGTCGCGAAAGCCGAAGGCCTGCCGGCGGTGTATGGCTGCGTGGACGTGCGCGCGTCAATCGCGGCCTGGTTGCCGCTGAAGTTGATGCGCGCGCTCGAGGGGGGCGGCCGCGAGCCCGCGATCGATCACGACCTCTACACGATTCTCCACGACCTTCCGAATCACCTGATGACGGCGTATGACTTCCGCGCGGTCATGGGGCGATGGTTGTTGCTCTGGGGGACGGCGTACGCGGAGATTCAGCGCGACACGCAGGGCCGTGTGATCGGCCTGTGGCCGCTGCGCACGGATCGCATGGCGGCGCCGAAGACGGACGGTCTCAACCGGCTGACGTGGGCGTACGCGATGCCCGACGGATCCTCGAAGACATTTATCTGGGATCCGGGGCGGCCGCCGCTGATGCGGCTGATGATCAATTCGCTGGACGGGATCACCGGGCGATCGCCGATTCGCGTGTTGATGGATTCGATCGGCTCGTCGCTCGCGGCGCGGGACTTCGGCGCGTATCTGTGGGCGAACCGGGCGAACGTCGGTGGGGTGCTCTCGTTCACGGCGCCGCAGAAGCCAGACCAGCGCAAGACGAACAAGGAAAACTGGGAGAAGGCGATGACCGGTGTGCACAACGCCGGGCGCACGGCGGTCCTTGACGGCGAGGTCGACTACAAGCCGATCGGGATCCCGCCGCAGGAAGCGCAGTTCATCGAGCTGATGCACTACAACCGGAGCGATATTCGCGGCTACATCTACCGCGTGCCCGGGTTCCTGGTCGGGGACACGGAGAAGTCGACGTCCTGGGGCTCGGGCATCGAGCAGCAGATGCGCGGGTTCCTGACGGTGACGATGATGCCCGACCTGACGGCGTGGACCCAGGCCATCGGGCGCGACCTCTTGACGGTCAAGAGTTTCTCGACGCACCGAGCGATCTTTGTCACCGATGCGCTCGTTCAGGCGGACCTGCTGCAGCGGGTCCAGGCCGCGAAGACGCAGATCGAATCGGGCACGCTGTCGCCGAACGAAGGCCGCGCCTTGATGGACAAAGGGCCGCGGATGTTGCCAGACGGATCGCGCGATCCGGCGGGTGACGCCTACTGGAAGCCCGCGAACATGTCATCGACCGCGGATCCGGAGCCGGATCCCGAACCGGAGCCGACGCCTCCCGCGCCAGGCGCCGACCCCAACGACGACTGACGAGGACGACAACGATGCAGATTGAAGGACGCATGGTGCATGAGCCCGTCACGGCGTTCCGGGCCGACGGCGAGCCGACCAAACTCGACGGCTACGCGGCGGTCTTCAGCCGCGAAACGGTGATCGGCGACTTGTTTCGCGAAGTCATCGAGCCCGGCGCATTCAAGGACGCCGTCAAGGACGGCGACGTGCGTGGGCTGTTCAATCACGACCCGAACCTGGTGCTCGGGCGGACCTCGAGTAAGACGATGACGTTGCGCGAGGACGCCAAGGGCCTGCACTACGTGATCGAATCGCCGGACACGACGGTCGGCCGTGATGTGATGGCGCTCGTGCAGCGCGGCGACGTGACCGGCTCGAGCTTCGCCTTCACGGTGCGCAGGGATTCCTGGACGCGACCCAGCAAGCCCGGCGAACTCCCGCTGCGGACGATTCATGAAGTCGAATGGCTGCGCGACGTCGGGCCCGTGACGTTCCCGGCGTTCGAGGAAACGAGCGTACAGGCGCGGGACGCGGCCGCCGCGACGATTCCGCTCGAGGAGCCCACGGGCGACCTGGCGGCGTTGTCGCGCGCGCGCGCGGAGATCGCGGTCGCGGAGATCGAATGCCTGTAGGCGTCGAGGCGCGGAGCGACCCGGCGAAGGCGCCGGAAGCTGTCGTCGTGGCCGCCTGGGAGCCGGTGCACTGTCGGAAGTGCAAGCGCATGTTGTGCCGGATGACGGTGCGCGCGCTGCGGTCCGGTGAAATGGTCGAGACAAAATGTCCGAAGTGTGGTAGCTTGAACTACCTCGTAGGTTCAACGCCTACGTCAGACAACTGAGTCGTCAGGCTCCTCGAGAGCCGCCCAGAGGTCCAGCGCGCGGAGAGACCCCAACCCATTCGCGCAGGCTGGGCCTCTTTTGTCGTACGACAGGGGCGGCCCATTGGAGCTTGACCGATGGACGCCAAGGCCCTCCGTGAGAAGCGCGCGAAGCTGATCGCTGACGCGCGCGCCATCATCGACAAAGCGGACACCGAACAGCGCGGTCTCTCGGCCGACGAAGTCACCGCCCAGCGCAAGTTGCTGGACGACGCGAAGCTGCTCGTCGAGCAGATCCGCAACGCCGTGGAGCTCGAGCAGGAAGAGCGCGACATCGCCGCGTCGCTGCCCGACTCGCAGCGGACGCGCGAGCGCCGCCAGGAGCCGGATCTGCCGGAAGAGCGCAAGGCCTACCAGCGCGCGCTCACGAGCTACCTGCGTCTCGGGTTCAACTTCATGTCGCCCGAGGATCAGCGCGCGCTGCAGACGGGCTACGTCCAGTTCGACAGCCGCGCGCAGAGCACGCTGTCCGGCGCCGCGGGCGGGTTCGCTGTGGCGCCCGATACCTCGATGTACGGCAAGGTCATCGAAGCGCTGAAGTACTTCGGCGGCGTCGAGATCGCCGGCGCGACGGTGCTGACCACGTCGACCGGCGCCGACCTGCCGATCGCCACCGACGACGACACGTCGAACACGGGCTCGATCGTCGCGGAAGAGGGCTCGCACGCGAGCGGCACGGACGTGACGATGGGACAGCGCGTCCTCCACGCGTATCTCTACTCGTCGAAGATCATCAAGGTCTCCTGGCAGCTGTTGCAGGATGCCGAGTTCGACTTCGAAGCGTACCTGTCGCGCAAGTTCGGCACGCGGCTCGGCCGCGCGCAGAACGCGCATTACACGACCGGGACCGGTGTCGCGCAGCCGCAGGGCTTCGTTACGGCGGCCACGGTCGGGCGTCAATCGGCCACCGGCAACTCGACGTCGGTGCCGTTCGATGACGTGATTCGGCTGATTCACTCCGTCGACGTCGCCTATCGCAACAGCGGCTGCAAGTTCATGACGAGCGACACGACGGCGCTCGCGCTCGAGCTGCTGAAGGACGGCGACGGGCAATACCTCTGGCAGCAGAGCAACCAGGAAGGCGCGCCGGCGCGCATCAAGGGCTTCCCCGTCGTCATCAACAACGACATGGCGACGATGTCGGCCAGCGCGAAGCATTCCGCGTTTGGCGACTTCTCGAACTACTACATCCGCCGCGTGTCGGGCATTCAGGTGCTGCGCCTGCAGGAGCTCTACGCGGCGAACGGGCAGGTCGGGTTCATGGCGTTCATGCGGGCCGACGGCGGCCTCGTCGACGCCGGCCAGGGTCCGATCAAGACCCTGCAGAACAGCGCGTCGTAGGTGAGCCGGAGGCCGGGGCTTCGGCGCCGGCCTCTCTCTACAACATCTTTTCGAGAGAGGCAGAGAGATCATGGTTGTTTCCGGCTATCTCAGCGACTGCGTCAAGATCACGAAGATCAAGGACCACTCGTCCGCCAACACCACGGCGATCACGTCGGACGCCGTCGACATGGCCGGCTACGACGGCGCGCTGTTCCTCACGTCGTACGGCACGGCCGCGAGCGACAACATCGCGAAGCTGCAGCAGTCGAGCGATGACGGCGGGTCCGATGACTACTCGGATCTCGAGGGCACCGGCACGACGTCCGGGTCGTCCGATGAAGACATCTTCATCGACATCAACCGTCCGACGAAGCGCTACCTCAAGCTCGTGGCCGCCCGCGGGACCTCGAGCACGCTCGAATCGATCTGGGTCATCCAGTACAAAGCGCGCTCGCTGCCGATCGACAACACCACGACCGGCACGATCGCGGGCGAGCAGCACAATTCGCCGGCCGAAGGCACGGCGTAGGTTTTTCGTCCCTTCAGTGGGTAGGTCGCGCGAGGCGGTTGCCATGCCGTCTCGCGCGGCTGCAACCAACGAAAGCAGGGTGTCATGGCCGATACGAATTACCAGCCCAAGGTCTACCGGAAGCAGGGTGGCGACACGCTCGTCATCGCGTCCGGCGGAAAGATCGAAGTCGAATCCGGCGGCGAGATCGAATACCAGTCCGGCGCGGTCGACGACAAGACCGGCGACCGGAACAAGGGGTTTATCAATCTCGATCTATTCAGCGCCCAGATCATCGGGTCGAACGAGATTCCCGACTCGGGCAATTTCCTCGACGGCAACACGGCGCCGGAAATCAAGCGCACGAACGCGGCGACGGACAAATCCGCGTTTGTCAACTGGATTGCCAACGGCGTGGAGGAAATCCAGTTCGCGCCGTTCGCGTATCCGCCTGACCTGGACGACTCCGCGGCGGTCGAAGTGCATCTGCTCGCAAAGATGGCCGCCGGCGGCATGGACACGCCCGTGATCGCGATCGGCTACTTCGAAGGCGTCGGCGACACGAACGCCGGCGGCAATACCGCGGCGCTCTCGATCACGCTGGCCGACGTGAGCGTGTCGATCGCGGCCGGCGACGTCGGGGCGCATCCCAAGGCGGCGACCGTCACGGTGACGCCGGCGGCGCACGCGAACGAAGCCGTCGAGGTGTATGCCGCGTGGATCGAGTACACGCGGAAGACGTCGTAACGACGGGATGGCTGCGCGGGCATCCCGTCGTCTGGGATGGCCGCGGCTGGCGGTATCAGGACACGGGCGATGTCGTGGATGCGGCCCGCGCGTGTCGAGCCTGCGGGCTGGCGCCGACGGCCGACGGCCATGATGCGTGCCTGGGCACGATCCAGGGCGCAACGGGCGCGTGCTGTGGGCATCGCGTGCACGTCGGCTATGTGACGTGGCCGGGCATCGGCGTCGGGCCTGGCTGGTGGCAAGGGGCCTACGTAGGGCCGAAGGGGACGTAACGTGTATCTCGAGCGTCACGAAGTCTCGATCACGGTCAGTGCGGGCGGCGCGGGAACCGGCTACACGCAGGTCGTGCATGGCGTTGTGCACGCGATCCGGTACGTGCCGGACGGCTCGTCGCCCTACGACACCGGCTTCGACGCCACGATCACGTGTGACGTCTCCGGGCTCCCGATCATCACCGTGACCAACGGTGGGACCGCGGCACTGAGTCTGTATCCGCGCGCGGCGACGGTGTCGGTCGCCAACGCGGCCGCGCTCTATGCGGGCGGTGGCACCGCGGTCAACGACAAGATTCCGGTCGCGGGCGAAAAAATCAAGATCGTGATCGCCGATGGCGGCAACGCCACGACCGGCAAGTTCCACGTGTACGTCGGCTGATGACCATCCGCATGTTGACCTCCGTCGGCGGCTCGCCGAGTTACGCCTTCGGCGAGATCGTCGAGGTGTCTGACGAGGTCGCTGCGGCCTGGATCCGTGACGGCCTCGCCGAGCGCGCCGAGCGTGTCGAGACCGCGGAGCAGCGGCGGCCGATCGAGAGCGCGGTCCGTGCGGGGAGGCGTCGATGACGACCTCGATCGTCGCTCAGCCTCGCACCGTGCGGCCGTCGTTGGTTGTCTACGCGGCGCCGGCGACGCAGCCGCTCTCGCTCGACGACGCCAAGGCCTGGCTGCGCGTCGACGTGGACGACGAAAACGGCGTTGTTGACGGCCTCATTCAGGCCGCGACGAGCATCGTCGAGGACGACACGGCTCGCCGGCTGATCGAGCAGACCATCGATCTGACGGTCGACTCGTTCCCGTGCGGCACGGAACCACTCGAGCTCTACGTCGCGCCGGTGAGTGCGGTCTCGTCGGTGACGTACTACGACGAGACGGACACCTCGGCGGCGTTCAGCTCGGCGAACTGGTTTCTCGATTCGGCCGGTCAGCCGGCGCGCCTCTGTCTGAAACAAGGCTGCGCCTGGCCGACGACGCGCCGGCGGGTGGCGGGCGTGATCAGGATGGTCGTGGGCTGGTCGACCGCGGAGTCAATGCCGCCGTTCCTGGTGCATGCCGTGAAGATGCGCCTGCAGTGTCTCTTCGAAAAGCGTGACCTGACGACGGACGAGCAGCGCTTCTACGACTGGTGCATCGGGCCGTGGATTCTGCCGAGGGAGTTCTGATGCCCGTCAAGGCTCCTGCGGCCGGCGACCTGCGCGATCGCGTCTCGGTCTTGAAGCGTTCCACGAGCGATGACGGCCAGGGTGGCCGCGCGACCACGTGGGTCGACGTGATCACGGAGTCGGCGAGCTCGCTTACGAGGTTAGCTGCGCGCGTCATGCCGTTGCGTATCTCGGAACGGATGCAGGTGGCGTCGATCGGCGCGACGTTGAGCTATCACGTCACGCTGCGCTATCGCGCGGACGTGACGCCGAAAATGCGGATTCAGTGGACGCCGTATCAGGCGACGGCGGCGAAGACGCTGGAGATCCACGGCGTGCAGGCGCTCGATGGCGGGCGTGCATTCCTGCTGTGCGAGTGCGCGGAGGTCATCTGACGTGGCGGTTGATCGCACCACGGTGATCGGGTTGCGGGAAGCGGCGGCCGCGTTCCGGCAGCTCGAGCCGATCGCGCGCGAAGCGTTCAACGAGGCCGTCGAGAAGAGCTCGGACTTCCTTGTCGCGAACGCGCGCGGTCGCATGGGGCCCGGGCGAGGGGTGCGCACAGGACGCCTGAAAGAGTCGCTGGGCTTCTCGCTGAACCGGCGCAGCGGCTCGGCGAAAGTTGGGATCCGATCGGGCTTTGACGTCGCGCTGCCGGGCCGGAGCGCGCTGCATCGGCCGACGGCGATCGGCCACCTGGTGGAGTTTGGACACGGTGGGCCGCATCCGGCGCCGGCGTATCCGTTTCTCGTGCCCGCGGCCGAGGCGACGAAGTCGTTCTTCCTCGCGCAGTCGCGGGCGGCGGGCTCGGTGATTGAGCGCGACATGGCGAAGGTGGGGAGTCACACGCTGTGAGTCTGACTGCGACCCTCGGCGCGAGCGACGTACAGAACGCGGCGTTCGATCTGCTTGCCGCGGATGCGACGTTCATGGCGCTGGTCAGCAACCGGTTCTACACCGACGTGCCGCAGGGCACGGACTTTCCGCAGGCCTGGCTGACGTTCAACGGCGACCTCGAGACGGCGAATGGCACGTTCTCGAGGTACGGCGCGATCGTGCATCTGGTGCTGCATGTCTACAGCACCTATGAGGGGGACGCCGAGGCCCTCGCGATCATGAAGCGGGCGGTGCAGGTGTTCAACGCGGGGGTGTCGGTGTCGGGGTTCTCGACGCCGTGGGTCAATCGGTCGATCGCGCCGTCGTGGGCGGTCGAGGACTTCAACGCGATTGCATTGCGTCACGGCATCAAGCCGATCGACGTGTTCGTCGTAGCGAGCTGAGCGATGGCTGTCTACGGACCTGACGACGTCGGCTTCATCCTCTGGGGTGCGTTCAACCTGCTCGGGGACACCGTCGAGATCACGTCGAAGGTGACGGCGGTGCTCGACGGCTCGCACTCGCTCGGGGACTCCTGGCAGGAGTTCGCGTCGGTCGGCCTGCGCCGGGCCGAGGTGACGCAAAAGGGTTATTTCAACGACGCGTCCGATCAGATGAACGCCGCGCTGGTGTCATCGCAGGGCACGAGCGCGGTGTTCTCGTACGGTCTCGAGGGGAACACCGTCGGCAAGCGCTTCGTCGGCGGCGCCGGCGCGATGCTCGCCGAATATGAGCGCATCGCCAGCCTCGAGCAGCTCCATCGCGCGAATGCGGCGTATCGCGGCACCGGCCAATTCGACACCGGCGTCATCCTGCACGCGCTCGGCGCGCGCACCTCAGACGGCAACAGCGAAGGCGCGGACTCCGTCGACAACACGGCCTCGAGCGCGGGTGGCGGCGTGGCGTATCTGCACGTGGTCGCGTATTCGGGTTTCACCGATGTCGTGTTCAAGGTCCGGCACTCGGCCGACGACATCACGTACGCGGACCTCGTCACGTTCTCGACGGTGACCGCGGTCGGGGCCGAACGCGTCACGACGGGCGTGACGGTGAATCGGCATCTGGCGGTGGATTGGAACGTGACCGGCTCCGGGTCGGTGACCTTCCTGGTGGGCTTCAAGCGGAACGCATAAGGAGAGACGACCGTGGCCAATTACGGACCCGATGACGTAGCAGTCCAGTTCGATCGCGCGGACGGCACGCTCACCACGATGTCGAACTACGTCAGGGAGCTCAACGGCGTGAAGAAATCCGCCATCCTGACCGAGTCGCACGCCTTCGGTGATTCGTGGGTGGAGTTCCTGTCGGTCGGCATTCGGAAACTCGAGCCGATCACGCTGCGCGGCTTCTACGACGACACGGCGACGACCGGGCCGGACGTCGTGTTCAACAACCCGGGCAACATCGGCGACACGAACGCGACGCGCACGCTGACGATCACGTGGGGGAGCACGAAGACCACGACGGTGGAGTGTCTGATCGTCAGCTACGAGCGGATCGCGACGCTCGACAACCTGACGATGTTCGAGGTCGTGCTGCAGCCGACCGGCCAGGTGACGGAGGCCTGATGCTGCTCACGAGTCGCGTCACGAAGCGCCTGGATGTGCCTGGCCAGGCCGGGCAGTGGGTCGAGATCCGCAAGCTGGGATGGCGGAAGCTGGAAGAGGCCTCGAGCGAATCCTCGAAGGCGGCCGCGTCCTACGTGCGGGCGCTGGGGAAGGAAGGCCTCGAAGCGGTCCGCGCCGTGACGGCCGAACAGATCAAGGCCTATCAAGCCACCGCGAAGGCGCAGTACGACCACGGCACGCTGCTCCGCGGCGCCGTGTTGTCGTGGAGTCTCAGCGAGCACAAGCCACCGAAGCCGGACGAGCTCGATGACCTCGAGGAGGACTTCAAGGAATGGCTGGTCGACGAGATTCTCGCGCTGGCCAGGCCGCCGCGCGATGAGGCGACCGTAAAAAACGACTGATCCGCCTGCGGGAGTTTCTGAACGCAGGCGGGCAAGGGGAGTGCCCGCACGAGTGGTTCGTCAGCCTGGTCTGTGACGAGTTCAAGTGCCTGCCGTCGCGGGCGGTGCAGGAGATCGAGGACGGCGACGTCGATCTCCTGCTGACGATATTTGAAATGCGGACGTACGTGCGAGCGAAGGAGATGGTCGACAACGCGAAGAAGAAGAGCGACCTGAAGATCACGCCGGCGGTCCGGCGTGTCTTCGAAGTGGAAGCTGAGGCCATCAGGCGAGAACGAGACAAGGCGTAGCCCTGACCGACGACCCGACTACCGACACATGGCCACTCCCGTTGCAGCCCTCATCGTGCGCGTCGCCGCGGACATCGCGGAATTGAAGGCGGGCGTCGGCGAGATCAACAGCACGCTCGGCAAAGTCGAGGGTGCCGCCGGGCAGCTCAAGTCGGCGCTGGCGAGCGCCTTCACCATCGGCGCGATCACGGGCTACGTCACCGAGATGGTCAACTTCGCCGATCGGATGCAGGACATGTCCGAGCGGACGGGGATCGGCGTCGAGGAGCTGCAGGCGCTGAACTTCGCGGCCGTCGGCGCCGGCACGACCGTGGAGACGTTGACGCAAGCCATCACGCGACTCTCGTCGCGGCTCGCCGGCGACGACAAGAGCGCGGTCAAGGCCATGGCCGATCTCGGCCTCAACACGCAGGCCTTCCTGGCGCTCTCGCCCGAGCAGCGGCTGTTCGCGATCTCCGACGCGGCCATGCAGATGGGCGACGCCAACGAGCGCAATCGCATCTTGATGGAGCTGTTCGGGCGCCAATTTCAGGAGTTGATTCCGGTGCTGACGACCGGCCTGCGTGAGGCGGCCGACCAGGCGCGGATGTTTGGCGGCGTGATTGATGAATCGGTGATCGCCAAGGCCGCGGCCGCCAAGGACGCGTGGGAGCAGGCCAAGATCATCTTTATGGCCGGGATGTTTCAGATGGCGGAGGCCGCGCAAATGGGGTTCGGAGCGACCGGCGCCGCGCTCGCCCAGAGCGCGAAGGACTCCGAAAATCTCGGGAAGTCGATCGATCAGTTCGTGACGCAGGAAATGAAGCGCCTGACTGTCGCGACGACGGATACGCAC